AACAAGAGAAACGTTTTGCGAAGAAGACGCGATACAAAAATCAAGATACCGGGCAAGTAGGAATCTAAAAAAGCCGGAAGTAAAAAAAGAAGTGATAAAAAGTAAGACCTGGAAAGAGCCGAAAGCTCCAAAAGGATACTACATACAAAAACCGGTACAGTACGGATACACCGCCTTTGGCTTTCCGTATATGTTCTACCGGATGATAAGGACGGGTGACGATGACGATCAGATATCTAATAAGAAAAAACCGAGCGGAATACGCCGCCATCGAAGAAGGGCGGGAAAACACCCTTTGGGTACATGACGATAAACGCTGCTTTAAACCCGATGAGAAAATCCATTTCGTCGAAACGATAAATGGCAAACGAACCCATAAAGGCTGCTGGGCAAATATCGAACGAGTCTATGAAGGTAGATTAATCAAATACAGGGTGGTGAAACACGATGAACTTAGTAAAGACAAAAAGAGTGAAATTAAAAGGAAAGGCCGCTAAAGAATTTTACAATGCCATATACGAGCGTGACGGCGGTACGTGTGTTTGGTGCGGAGCTCCCATCGAATACGGCGTAAAGCACCATCACGAGCCTTGTGGAATTTATAAATCAGACGAAATCGAAAAAGCCGTCATGCTTTGCCCTAGCTGTCACCATAAACGACATTTTAAAGATGCGGCCGAAGGGGAAGCGGTATGCCGAAAATACCTTCAAGAGCTTTATGGAGAAAAGGGGGCAAGGAGAGAATAAGTTATTTCCAAAATAGAATGAACTGGTTCCAAAACGGCAGGCCGCAACAGAAGCGAGAAAGGAACAAATCCAATGTTAAAAGAGCAAACTATTTTTGGGGAGGTAGATAAAGTTAATTTAGCTATTCGCCGAATTAAGCTGCACGAACCGCCAGAAGGGTACTACGTGGCGTTTTCGGGCGGCAAAGACAGTTGCGTTATATTAGACCTCGTAAAGCGATCCGGAGTAAAGTTCGACGCACATATCAATTTAACGACTGTTGACCCGCCTGAGGTTATCAGATTCGTTAGACAGCAGTATCCCGAAGTGATAATGGAGAAGCCTAAAATAAGCATGAAGAAGCTAATCGAAAAGAAAGGGATTTTGCCTACAAGACTAGCTAGGTACTGTTGTGCCGAATTCAAAGAACGGGGCGGAATGGGAAGATTTGTTGTAACGGGAGTCAGGCATGCGGAATCTGTACGTAGAAGGAAGTGGAAGCTAATAGAGCCGTGCCGACAACCAAACGGCAAAAGGTATATACATCCGATAATCGACTGGAGCGACGACGAAGTTTGGGAATATATCAAGACTTATAAAGTTCCATATTGCAGTTTATACGATGAAGGATTTAAGCGGATTGGGTGTGTATGTTGCCCGTTTGCCGGTGAACAAAAGAAACGTCAAGACATTAAGCGTTGGCCGAACATTTACAAAAATCAGTGGAGAGCCGGTGCAGAGTTGTCAATGGAAAGACGAAAGCGTGAAGGGAAGAAGCTGTTATTCAATACTGTTGATGAACTAATGGAGTTTTGGTTGAGTGGAAAAGGCATGCCCAAAGAAGGCATGGAGCTTATCAACATTTTCGGTGTAATAGGCGATGAAAGCAGTACATAAAAAAAAACAAACCGGTCGAAATCGACCAGGATAGGAGACAAATATGACCAAAATAAAATTCGGAAATTACGAGCCGGTAGAAGATCTAAGTGGACACTTTCCGTCATTTTCTAAATTGCTATATCACTATGAATTTAAAAATGGATACGGAGCAAGCGTACTTCGCTCTAGTTATAGTTTTGGCGGAGATAGGGAATTATTCGAACTTGCTGTTTTAAAGGACGGGGACATTTGCTACAGCACGCCGATAACAAACGATGTCATCGGATATTTGACCGCCGATAAAGTCACCGAGTACTTACAGCAAATAGAAAAATTGCCGGACTTAAGGAGGAATAAATTATGTTGGAAAGAAGAACAAGAAAATTTGAAATTGGTAGAAGACAAGTATTTAACATCACGTATGAAAAAGACAACGAAAACACAGGAGGATGCGACACCCTACAATTAAAATGTTCGGAGTATCCGAGACCGGAATTAATTGAAGCAGTAAAAGAACTTTCGCCTTATATCACCGAGATTTTAGAATTGCCGGACGATTGCAAAGATCGTCTAATAGCCAAAAAGCTTGCCTACACATACAATGAAAAGACGGCAGAGACAAGTGTCACCGTAACAGCAAAATTTTACATACCCGATGCCGGGACGTTTGCCGAGGTAAAGATACCGGCGAGGGTTATAAACCACGGGACACCGACTAGCGAAATTCCGTTTACGCCTGAGTGTAGCGAAATAATCGAGCGATTAACAACGGAAATATTCCGGTATATAGACGGCGACAGAGCCCAGGACAAATTAAATTTTGATGACTAAACAGGAGGAGTTTAAATGGACTACGTACTAATAGCTGCGCTAATCATATTATGCTTGTCTTTTCTTGCGGCCGCCGCTGCAGCAGGGTATTTGACATACGAAGCTCTCACAAAAATGGGGAAGATGCAGGTAATACGGTCACAATTAATGAGTATGCCGGCGAAAAATATAATTGAGCAAGCAAATCAAAAATCCATAAGAGACCACCAAAACGGGCAAATAAGGGAGGGCTAACCATGAAAGTAAGAGACCTAAAAGACACCGTAACCCTCATGACAAGCGACGACTATAAAGATCGACTTCTTGCTGAATATTGGCAACTAAAAATTAGGCATCAAAAACTACAAGTCGCAATAGCAAGAAAAAGTCAATGACTAGACCGAAACACAAAAACTCCGATAGACGCGCTCCAGGCACAGTCACATGTAATGGAGAGATATTTAAATCTGTTAAGACTAAGAGCCAGAGAAGAAGGCATCGTAATAGGCGAACAATAACAAACAATTCACAAAGGCCAAAGGAGATCCGGACATGCTGATAATCAAAAACGGGAAAACCATAGGAGCACTGCAATTATTTAGAGTCAGAAAGACGGGAATCGTCGCAAGACAAAATGCAAAAGACGTAGTAGTATTTCACGGAGAAGAAGACCAGGATAGAAAAGTGATGAAAAAAATATTATGGATGCTACGAGCACTACACGCCGGAGAAATAGAGAAAAACAACATCATACGGTACAACGGAACCATAGATATGGACGTCATTGTTAAGGAGACCATAAAAGAATGGTAGAAAACATGACGGCCATAAAATACCTACAATCAATTCGAACGTTGGATATTAAGTTAAAAACCCTGGAAACAAGAATTTCAAGGTATAGAAAAGACATCTGCACCCTAAAAGGAACGGATTATTCGGCAGATAAAGTTTCCGGAACACCTGGAAGCGGTATGGCAGATAAAGTGGCACGCCTAGCAGATATGATTGTGGATGCGGACAAAGAATGGGATAAACTTATTGAAAAAAGAGAAGAGGCACGACTTTTAATCGAAAAACTGGAAAACCCTAAACATCAAAGCATCCTTTCAAGAAGATACCTTTATGGCGAAAAGTGGGAAAATATATGTAAAGCCCTGGGCTGCACGTGGCCGAATATTTTTAGAACACAACGGCGAGCCTTGAAAAGTTTTGATATAATCCTAAAAAATCAAAAGAGGGTACTTAAAGTTACATATCACTCTGTGCTATCATGTAAGCTAGAAAAATAAGACAAGGAAGACCTGTATAGTGCAGGCCTTCCTTTTTTGTTGCCGTAAAGCGAGGGTAGCATGATCCGATGTGACAACCAAAGATGCAAACACAATCACCGCGAAATATGCGTGAACATGCACCTACAGATAGAATCGGAACGGTGTATATGCTTTGAACCAAAGTGGCAGAAAAAACGAAAAACAAACGAAACGGACATAAACCATACGCCCGTCTACCACTCAACAAGACAGCGTACGTTTAGATAGGAGGAACCATGACAAAAAACAAAGTACGAGGCGAACCCATTCACCGTGAGAAGATATATATCAAAGACACAGATACGCGCACAAAAGACGCGCGAAGAAAAGACATTAATATAAGGCGTCGTTCAACGACCTGGAAGAAATTCCACACGGCCCAAAACCTGGAGGTTATTAAAAGCCTATGCCGTAAAGGATGGCATAACGATGAGATTGCGGCCTACATCGGAATTTCTGAATCAACGCTTTATGAGTGGACGAAAAAACATCCGGAGTTTTCGGAGGCCCTTTCGATCGGAAAAGACTACTGCGTAGCCCAGGTCGAAAACGCTTTGTTCCAACGAGCCGTAGGCATCGAAAAGAAGATGCCCAAGAAAGAACAAACCGTCACAACGGACATCATAAAAGACGGTAAGGTCGTAGGTAAACAAGTTACAAAAAAGATAGAAAACGAACTTGTGTTTGTCCCGCCGGAAACAAAGGCAGCAACTTTTATCCTTACGAACCTTGCACCGGACGACTGGAAGCAAAAGCAGCAAACGGAATTAACCGGAAGCGTTGAAATAAACGCCAACATGGACTTATCGGAACGCTTGCAGCAGGCACTGTTAAAGAAAGGAGAAGCGGCTAGTGAATAAAGACGAAGCATACAAGCTCATGGACTGTCTAGGCCGCTTAACTCACGATCCGGTAGCCTGGGTATATTTCGCATTCGACTGGGATAACGACCCGGAATTAAAAGGCCAAAAGCCGCAAAAATGGCAGCTGGAACAGCTAGAAAGAATTGCCAAAGGATTGGAAACTCCGGACACGGTAATTCGTCAAGCCGTATCATCAGGCCACGGCATAGGAAAAAGTACGACCGTAGCCTGGCTTATTCTATGGGCTATTTCAACTCATCCGGACACAAGAGGCGTCGTAACCGCCAACACCGAAGCTCAATTAAGAACCAAAACCTGGGCAGAACTTGCTAAATGGCACAGAAAGTTCATCGGTAAAGAGCTATTCACCTACACGGCAACGGCGATATTTTCCATTGAAGCGGAGCATGAAAGAACCTGGAGAATTGACGCCATTCCCTGGTCCGTCACAAACACCGAAGCATTTGCCGGCCTTCATAACCAAGGAAGGCGAATTCTCATCATATTCGATGAAGCCTCCGCTATAGACGATCGCATCTGGGAAGTCGCTGAAGGCGCCCTAACAGATAAGAATACCGAAATTATTTGGTGCTGCTACGGCAACCCTACAAGAAACGTAGGACGGTTCCATGCTTGTTTCACCAAATATAGAAACTACTGGGACACCAGGAAGATAGACTCTAGGGACGTAGCCATTTCTAACAAAGCCCAAATCGAACAGTGGAAAAACCAATACGGCGAAGATTCGGACTTTTTTAAAGTCCGTGTACGCGGTGAATTTCCGTCGTCTTCTGACGCTCAATATATCGGAGTAGATATAGTGGAAGCGGCCACAAAAAGAACACTCCGGCCGGCTGAATATAACTTTGCACCCGTTATTATTGGAGTAGACCCGGCATGGACGGGAAGCGACCAATTCGTAATTATCATGCGCCAAGGCCTTTACAGCGAAGTCTTAGGCGAATACCAGAAAAATGACAACGACGGAGCTATGGCAGCTATATTAGCAGGATTCGAAGATGAATATAAAGCGGATGCGATCTTTATCGACCAAGGCTACGGGACAGGGCTTTATTCGTTCGGCGTAACCATGGGAAGAAACTGGAAGCTGGTTGCTTTTGGCGGAAAGTCCGGAACAAAAGGATTTGCTAATAAACGCGCTGAAATATGGGGGAAAATGAAGGATTGGCTTATAAACGGCGGCGTGTTGCCGGATGACGACGTTTTAAGAGATGACCTCATAGGTCCCGAAGCATCCGTCAATGAAAAAGGTGAAATCATATTGGAAAGTAAAGACCATATGAAGGCCCGTGGCGTACCGTCGCCAAATAAAGCAGACGCCCTGGCCTTAACATTTTCGCTGCCGGTGTTAAAAAGCCAAAAGCAGCGACAGGCAGCACAAACAAAATACAATCCGTTTAGAAAGGGGTAATACCGAATGTGTGGATTAAAAGGACTGTTCGGAAGTAGTTCATCTCCCGAATTTAAAACGCCGGATCCTACGGTGCAGGCCGTAAATAACGGCGACCAAGGAACAGCCGATAGCGTTGAAAAACAGCGTAAAAAACGCGGTTTCCAAAGTACGCGCACAGCTGTAGATACGGCATTAGGAACAACAAATGGCAAAAACACGCTGGGATAAGGAGAAAAATATGCGTAAAGAAGTAGAAACGGCATTAGCTAGAAGCCCGACGAAAAATAAAAAGACGGTAAAACCGAACACGTGTAAAGATAAAAGAAAACTCGTGCAACGCTTTAACGCCTTGTTTCAAGCTCGTAGGCCCTGGGAAAGGGTATGGAAGTTAATCCGTGATTATGAACTTCCCTATGACGGCTTATTCGACGACGACACGGCAGGAAAACCCGTCATACACGATGAAGAAATCTTTACAGGCGTTATTCAAGAAGCCCGCGATACCTTTGCAGCAGGCGTCCAATCGGGGCTCACACCGCCGTCTAGGCGTTGGTTTAGGTTTGGTATTGGAAATAAAGACCTGGCCGACGACACAGGCGTACAGCGGTTCCTAGATACAAGAGCCGATATTATGGAATCGGTCCTTTCGGGCTCGAACTTCTACAATGCCATTCATCAGTGCTACTCGGAACTTCCCTTTGGCCAAGCGGCTTTAGGGATTTTTTCACAAGGCGGCACGGTGGCATTTGTTCCGTACACCATAGGTACCTATGCCCTGGCGTGTGACGCGACAGGGAGAGTCTCAACCTTTGCTAGAAGAGCCAAAATGACCGTAAATCAAATCGTAAAACAATTCGGATATGACAATTGCCCAATGACGGTAAAGCAGTCATACGATAACGGAAGCGGTCATCAAAACTATCACACGGTATGCTGGCTCGTCGAAAAGAACGAAGATAACGACCCAAACAAGCTTAATAACAAAAAGATGCCGTTCACCTCGACATACTGGGTAGAAGACTCAAACGAAGATGAATGCCTGGCGGTTACAGGATTTGAAGAATGGCCCGTACCTATCGCCCGTTACACGGTAAAAGGAACAGAAGCCTACGCAACAGGCCCCGGCTGGAACGCCTTGCCCGACGCCAAAATGCTACAACAAATGGAACTTGACGCCATTACGGCTATTGAAATGGGCGTAAAGCCTCCGTTACAGGTCCCGCCGTCGCAAGTAGGAAATATCAACCTATTCCCCGGCGGTACAACAGCCATAAACGATCCAAACGAAGTTATCCGTCCTATATTCCAGGGACAACTGGCAATCGGTGAACTCGAAGGAAAAATCCAACGTGTGGAAGATAGGGTAAAGCGCACGTATTCATCAGACCTCTTCTTAATGCTGGACCAACTGGACAAAGGCCGCATGACGGCCCAGGAAGTAATGGCAAGAAACCAGGAAAAATTGCAGCAACTAGGACCCGTGGTAGAACGCCTTCAATACGAATTCTTAAACCGAATCCTTGAAAGGGTCTACAACATCTTAGATAGAAGCGGCATATTCCCGGATATCCCGGAAGAGCTGCAAGACATTGTAGGCGAAGAGTTTAGGATCGAATACATCTCACCACTCGCCCAGGCACAAAAGATGAGCGGTCTTACATCGATTGAACAAGGCATCGGCTTTATCGGACAGGCTGCACAGTTTGACCAAACGGTCCTTGATAAGGTCAACTTAACGGAAGCGGTCGCAAACTACTTAGCACAAGTAGGCGTACCGGCAGCGATGATCCGTTCAGATGAAGAAGTCCAGGAAATACAAAAACAGCGTCAAGAAGCCCAAGCCGCAGCAGAAGCCCAAGCGCAGCAACAAGCAGCTATCGCACAAGCCCCGGACCTTGCAGCCGCCGCTAAAAACGCAACAGAAGCGGCAAATGACGGCAATCCCGCAATGCAAGAATGGCTAGGAATGAGGTAAAAGTATGCACGAAAAAGAAAGAAAGACAGCGCAGCTCATAGAAGAAACCATACGTAGTCAAGATATGGAAGCGTTGCGTTATGTTATGGAAAGTCCGTTAGGACGGCATTTCATGGCCCGCCTTTTGGACACTACGAGAATCTATAGCCCGTTATCCAATGAAACCACGCTCTTAGATGAAGGGCGCCGTCGTGTAGGCCTTGAATACTTAAAACTCATTCAATCCATGGGCCTTGAAGGCATGAAACTGCTTCACCAAATGGAAGAAGAATACGCTGAAAAAAGAATCGAACTCGAAAGGATAAAAACAACATGGAAAAGCTAATATTTGACCTGCAACGATTCGCCGAAGGCCCGGAAAGCCAAGACGAAACACAAGGCTCGGCAGATACAACCGATACGAGCGCCAACCAAGAAGGAAGCGACTCATTTATTGGTAAGGGCACTCAAACCGCCTTAGGTGGTGACGGTGAAAGCACTACTCCGCAAGTACCCGAATCGTACGACTTTACGGCCGTATTAAAAGAAACAGGTCTTGAAGCGGACGAAAAAAGTACCGAAGAGTTTACTAATCTCTTAAAGGGCATGGGCGCAACGCAAGAACAGGCAGCCGGCATGGCAACATACGGCATCCAGTATGCCCAAGGCGTAGCAGAAGCCGTCGCTAAAAACCTCCAGGAACAATACGTAAACGAAGTAAAGTCATGGGGTGATGCGGCAAAAGAAGAATTAGGCGGGGCATACCAGGAAACGCTCGGCAAGGCCGCAACTGCAAGAGATTACATTGAACAAAAGATTCCCGGCTTTACGCAGATGTTAAACCTGACAGGGGCCGGTAATCACATAGCCATGATAAAAACCATGGCAGCCTTTGCCGATTTAATCGGTGAGGACCCCGGTAAAATGGGTGGCGCAGGCACCGCCGCAACCAGTACCGATATGTACCCGCATACGGATTTTTCCAAGTATTAATTTAAAAGGAGAACAAAAATATGATTGGAAGCACAGCATTAACTTTCTCGGATTTAAGAAAGCGCTTAAATCCCCAGGGCCAATTGGACACGATTATGGAAGTCATGGCCCAGAGCAACCCTATTATGGAAGATATTCCCTGGATGGAAGGAAACCTTCCCACAGGCAACCAAACAACCGTACGCACGTCATACCCTCATCCGGAATTACGGCGCATTAATGCCGGCGTAAAGCCCGGAAAATCGACGACAAAGCAAATCATCGACACGTGCTGCTTAATGGAAGCACGCTCGGAAGTCGATGTGAAGCTCGTAAAACTGGCCCCGGATAAACAAGCCTTCCGCATGTCCGAAGACAAAGCCTATGTCCAGGGCTTTACGGATGATCTCGCTAAGTACATGTTCTACGGCGACACCGACGCAAACCCGGACCAGTTTAACGGGTTAAGCATCCGCTACAACACGTTTAAAGGCGACCTCGGCGAAGAAGGCTACCAAGTCGTAAACGCCGGTGGTAAGACAGCCAATAAACAAACCTCCGCATACATCGTAGACTGGGGCGAAGATGCGGTTGTGGGCATTTATCCGAAAGGCTCTAAAGCAGGCCTTGATATCCAGGACCTCGGAGAAATCGACGCCATCGATGCAAACGGCGGTAAATACCGGGCCCTTGCAACACTGTTCGATTGGGATGCGGGACTCGCAGTAAAGAACATCCGTAAAGTTGCAGCCGTCCGCAACATCGATTGCAAGGCAGCAGCCGAAGACACAACCTCTGATGCACGCAAGGCATTAGCCGAAAGAATTGTAGTCGCCAAAAACAAAATCATAAACCCGAAACGCCCGATTCTGTATGTATCGCCTATGGCATACACAATGCTCGAACTGCATATCGCAGATAAAAATAACGTATATGTAACGCAACAGCAGCTCATGCAGGGTGTTCCGACGCTCTATGTATCGGGCCTTATTGTTAAGAAAAACGACGCATTAACAGAAACTGAACCCGTTATCGCCTAGAAAGGAGAAACTATGATATACGATGCAGAAAATACGTTCTTCTGGAACGTGAAATTATCCGGTACGTCCGGTACAGGCGAAGTTATTAAAACAGGTAAAGGTGACGCAGGAAGTCCCTTAACCTTAGTTGTTAAATTACCCGGCGCCTCGGCAGATTGCACGGTAACGCTTGAAACAGCGGACAACGATAAGATAACAGGGGCTAAAACCTTAGGTACGTATACGGCTGAAAAGGGTAAAACCTTAGCTGTTAAGGTACCTTACGGTGACCTCGGCTACCTCCGCTTAAAATGGACGGCAGCCGCAGCTCAATCGGCAGGCACCATTTCGGCGTCACTTGTAATGGATGCAGACGTACGATAAGCCGGGGATCCCTTTTAAGGATTGCCATAAAGGAAGAAGTTTAAATCAGTTACACGCAAACGAGTTACGAGCTAAGCTAATTCAAGCCGGTATTGAATACACCGGCAACGAAACCAAAGAGGAACTTGTAAACCTCATTAAAAAACACAAGTTATAAAGGAAAAGGGGGGGGGGGGGGGGTGCGCCCGCCCCCCCTTTTTAATAA